ATTCATCAAATATATGATCTTCAACGAAAAATCCTGGTGCATATCCTGATGGTCTGTTTGTGACTTGTGTTATATCTGTTTTATAAGATGATTTTATTATTTTTAACTCTGAGTTAATATTATCTGGTTCAGAATATCCAAAAGGACCATAAATTGGATTTCCATCATATGCAAATCCAATAATAGGAGAATGTTGTGATAAAGTATCACAAAAGCAACTTGAATATTAGTTGAATATCCAACAACACTATATTTTAATTGATCAGAATCAAGTTCTGATGGAGATAATATTTCATTTCCAAATCTATTATAATTATTAATCTGTAAACCTCTAACATCTGGTTCTAAAATACATCCATATCCAGGTGAAGTAACTTCAATACTTGTTGTTGATTGTGCATATCCAACACCAGGTTTAAGTATTACAACTTTAGTAATTACACCATTTTCAACAACTGCTCTTAATTTAGCACCTATTGCAGTTCCAACACCAACAACTTCTAAATCTGGTGCTGCATAATAATCTTTACCTCTATTTTGTATTTCAACAGCAGTAATCTGTCCATTACCAATAATTGGTCTTAATTTACCCTTTTCACCAACTTTTATGGATACTAATGGTTTTTTCTCAAAGTTAAGAATAGTTGATCCATATCCAGTTCCACCTTCATAAACATAAGTCTGAACAATTTCTCCACGAACTCTAGGTGTAAGAGTAACTAATCCTACAGGATTAGTAATAATACCACTTGCACTAGTTGATACACCAACATATTCAACATCAATATTAACTTCAACTGGTGGATATGCAAAACAATGTAATCCTGTACCAACACCATTTAAATAAACATATTTTTTACGTGTATAGTCAGAAGTTGATGTTCCAGCAATTCCAGCATTAGTTAATCTAAAGGTATCATCATCTAATTTAATAACTTGATAATATTGTGATGTTTTAGTAACTCCTGTAGTAGTTGTTAATCCAGTTATTACTGTACCTGATGTAGAATATAAAACTTTGTCACCATTTTTAAATCCATGATTTTCAAATGTAATTGTTGAATTAATTGTAGAGATACCTACTGGTTTTACATATAATTTTCTATTCTGATAACCACTACCTGGATTAATGACTTTAACAGATGCTAAAGTCATTTCTGGTTCATAAAGTCTGAATTTATGAAGACCACTACAATTAAATGTGGTTAATCCTACTGTATTAATTCCTGATTTATAATCTTCTAATGTTTCATATAATCTAACTGAACTAGGTCCAACTACTGATGGATAGTATACACTTCCTTCAACTAAAACACTTGAGATACCAGCAGTTCCACCTGTATATGCATTACTTCCTTGATATGTACTTGCACCAATAGGATTATTACCATTAGCATCATATACAAGAGGTTGTCCATTATATAAATTATGCTGATTTTTAAATATTATTTGATCATTTTGTACATCAACTCCACCATCACCTGGAAGGAATGTAGCACGACCAAAGAAATCTAAGTTACGATATCTTTTATTAAGAAAAGGTTTTAATACAGCACCATCACCATTTCCTCCAGTAACAGTAACTGTTTTAACAGATTTAATATCAAAATGTTGTGGATCAATATCTATAGAACTAACACTACCACTAACAACTGGTTGAATTAATGCAGTTGTTCCTGCACCAGCAGTTAATGTAGTAGAAGGTCCAGTAAGAGTAATTGATGGTATACCAAGAACATCATAATTATATCCACCATTTAATACATTTAATTTTGAAATTGGTCCGCAGAATATTTTATCATCCGATTTATAATTTAAAATCTCTACACCATTAACCATCATCCCAGTTGACCCAGGAATAGTTTCACTTCCTTGACCAGTTTTAATATTTGCTTCTATTGGGAATTTTTTAAGAACTTTCTCAGGACCAATTAACCTATTTGCATGAGAATCTAATGTAAATGCATGGATAGCAGTTGATCCAAGTCCAACAGGTTCTGAAAATCTAATAGGTTCGTCAGTTACAACAAATGCTAAAGATCGATATAATTTTATTTGTTTTGGATCATCTAATACTCTTACATTATACCTAGCACCAGTAACTAAACCAACTATACCATTTTCTTCTGGTAAATAAACTACCTCATCTCCAGTAATAAAAGGAACTTTAGATGGGAATGAAATAATAGAATAATTATTTAAATCAGTATCATATCCTTGTAACACAGTTCCTGGATTACCAGCAAGATCATTACTTTCTGTTCCAATAGCTTCTGGGATACTGGAACTAGAAATTTTCTCCATAATGTCATATGAAGGTAGTGAATTTGATGCTACATAAAAATCTTTATCAAAATCATTATAAACATTCTGTGTATCAGAAGTTAAAACATCATTTCCATATTTAAGTGCTGTTCCAGAACTAGTCGCTTTATTTAAAATTCTTCTTAAATCATGCTCATATTTTTCTATAAAACCTTCAGTACGTATACCAACAAACGTTAAATTATCTAATTTTACTTCTTTAGGGTTATTAAGAGCAATTTCTTTAACAACAGCAGTAGCACTAGCAGTATAATCTGCTCTATAGATAATTTCTACATTATCACCCTGTTTTAAACTTGATTTATCAGTATCTGACTTAAGAACGTAAGATGAACCAGAAACAGAGTCAATTTCATAAGTAGATGATGTATTATAGATCCATGAATTAGCAAATACTTCTTTTTTAGATGGATTATTCGCTAATGATGGATTAGGAATACTTTCACCTAAATTCCTTACACTTATTTTTTCACCAACAGAAGAAGCATTAATATTTGAAATAGGTACAAAACTATCAATTACACCAGTAATTCTTAGTTCAACTTTCTTAGTTAAATCCCCATGTTCATATCCAAAAACAATTTCATCTGATCTTAATTTATCAGTAGATTTAATTGCTGATGTAATACCAGTACAACCTAAGAATTGATTAACAGTTTTGCCTGTATATGTTACGGCAGTATTAACTCCACATATAACTGTTCCAGTTGCACCAAAACCAATAGTAGAATCTACAGTTATAACAGAAGAACCAACAGATACACCCCCTATAACTTTAGTTTTACCAGGAACTGTGAAATTACCTTCAATTGCTTCGTTACCATACCCAACAAATAGATTTATTTTATAGTATGTACTAATTCCAGTTCTACCAAAAGACCTACTAAAAACCTCAACTTCAGATACAGATCCTTGAGTTGCTGTATCTACTGAACTTTTAATTGTTTGACCAACTAAGTTATTAGGATTTCCAGAGATTCTTTCTGCAACAATAAGTTCTCTTCTAATAAATTCTGCTGATGATGGTTTAACTAAATGTTCTTCTAGATCAATAATTTTAGGATCTACGCCATATAATGCAGAAAATAATATTTTAAATGATTCTTCAGTACCTTTTGACCTATAAAGAGAGGTAGATTGCTTTATATAATTACTAACATCTAAATTTGGAACAAAATCAGTATCTTCTAACCCAGGAGTAAAGGTAAATTTAATTTTATTATAAAATTCTTTTAAAAAATGAGCACTTAAATTAATAACAGTTGAATCAACTGCATGTGTTGTAGGAGTTGTAGTTGTAAAAACTAATTCATTTGGATTATTATCCTGTCTATATGAAGTAATTCCACTAAATCCACGAGTAACACCAGTAAATGTATTAGTTGTTAATCCACTATATGTAAATATTTCATTATTAATCTTGAATAATCCATCTTTATTTGGAAATCCTTTTGTACTAGTAACATTAATATCACCAACAGCAGCAGTAGTTCCAATGCCAACAGAAAGAGTTGTTATACCAACAATAACTTCTGGTGTTAAATTATCTAATTTTATATACTGGTCTAAATTATCTACAAGGTCAGTAGGACCACCTCTATGTTCCTGAGAAATATAATATTGCTTTAAAAATTCACCAGCTTTCGGATTTTCTGAAATAAGAAATTCTGGTAGCTGATTTTCAATTATCTGCTGTACTTGTACTCTAGCATCAATTCCAGTGCCTATCATGTTCTTATTAAATCTCCGTTTGAATAACTAGAAGTTGCTTTAAATCCAACACCTGATATCTTTTCACCTGATGTAATGGTATCTTTAACCATATTTATTGTAGTATCTGAGATGCTAAAATCGAGGTATAAATCCTTAAGACCCACAACATCATTAGAATCTGGGAATGCCTGAATTTCAACAATATTATTTTTTGCTACTGTTGAGGTAATATTAGTTGTAGTTAGCATAACTTCACCTTTATAATAATCAACTGTTCCAGCAGATTTAACAACAACAGTTGCTTCATCTACATTTACATTCAATTTAACGATTGATAAAACACCTTTTCCAGATCCATCTAGATTACCATTAGCATCTTTATTTGGTATATCAGTTATATAAACTGTATCCAGTTCACCTTCTATTTTAAATCCTGTACTCTTAATATTACGTCCTTGAGCGTTAATATTAAATTTATTACCAAAACATAACTCATATTGTGCATAAGAATTCAATATTGCTTTCAAATTTCTTCTAATTTTAACTCTTGTGATATTAGAAGTAATAGCATTATCAATTTTATCAATAATATTCAATGCCTTACTATACTTAAATCTACCACCGAATTTATTAATTTCGGTTGAATCTGAATAAGTGGTTAATCCTTCAGTAATTCTTGTTTTTAATCTATCAACACTAGAGACTTTTGCAGTATCATAATAAACATAAGAATCAAGTTCAACATATAACAATTTAAGGTCTACTATCTTTTGGTTAATTCCTGCAAGAGAATAGTTTTTTAAATCTGACAATATTAACTGTTTATCAAAGTCAGACACATATTCACCATTTTTTGGTTTAATTGTTATTAAAACAGTTCCAAATTGTGGAGGATCTAACTCTTCACCACCTACAACAGACACACTTTCCGTATTTGGATATACTTTTTGTATTATTGCTTCGTAATCCCTGCCTGTAACCGCCCTGTGTTGTGCTGAATACAGTCTAGGAGCAAAATACTTAACTGAGTCAATAGACTCAATCTCACCGCCATTAGCAGCAGATGCGGTTGTATTGATAATTGGTAATGATTGTGGTGGAATAATATTATCAAGAGTATCCCGAATTGTTCCAGCATAGTTAAATTTAGATGGACCATTACCTGATTTACCATCACTAATAATATAACCTACTGTTATTTCTGTACCATCCTCTAATTTTTTACCAAATACCCCATCACCAAACAATAATTCATACTTTTGGTCTTGTACTTCTTGAATTAAATATGTTTCTGAGTCTTTATTAACACCAACAATATTATCAACTAAAGAATATTGTTTGCCCATACCTGTATCAGATGGACCTTTTACATATACAACTATAGTTGAAGTATCAATAAATGCATTTTCTAATAAGAATCTTTGGTCTAATGATCCATCAACCTGGAATGATTGAGTAATATATGTACCTTGATATACTGTAATTGGATCAGATAATGTTCCAAAGTTCGCTATACCATTATTAACTGTAGTTGTAATATCTTCAGAAATAGCAAATGTAAATGCTTCATCAGCAGAACTCGCTACGCACACTAGACCCGCCTTTAAGGTCAATGAAGTCGTAGAATAGGTATTTGTGTCGATATAGACTGGAAAGTACACCTGTGCCCTTGCAGCAGTCCTAGAGCGTGGTACATAACCTATATTTCTTGCCAATGATACAACATTCTCACGCAATACTGCAGAATCTAAGAAAGATTCATTTACAATCATGTTTGCGTTGAATGCAGTAATGTAAGTATTATATGCTAAAGTATCAATTAAGACTGAAAAATTAGATCCTTCATAATCAAAATCCGTAAAATCAGAGTTAGCACGGAGATAATCTTTGATCGAAGTCTTAATTTGATCAAAATCTAGGTTTGAAAACTTGGTAAAAGGCATTATTATCGTGTTGCTTCAAGCATAAATGTGAATTCTTGTGTGGGAAACTCTTGTCCTATGATATCAAAATATATATTCACTTCAAATTCATTATTATCAGGTATTGCTGTTGCTTCTACCTGAAGATTATATACTCTTGGTTCAAAATTCTCTATTGCAGTTGTTATTTCTTTCTGAATTACGGATGCTGTACCAAAATCAACGAAGTCAAAAAGACTAGAACGGACATCTGAACCTAAAATTGGATTAAAAAAACGCTCACCAGGAATAGTTTGCACTATATTCCTGATAGAACGCTTAATTGCATTAGCATTTTTTATTACAGTAATGTCTTTTGTTACTGGATGTGGCTCAAAAGATAGGCTAATATCCTTAAAAGCCTTGGATATTCTCTTAACTGCCATAAGAACATGGGTTTTCTTACGGTTATTTATATGAAATATTAATAATTACTTCAAACCCACCTATTTACCGTAATTTCTATCGAATTATCGTCCATTTCCCACTCTTCAGTGACCTCAAATCCCATTTTTTTAGTAGAATTATGAATTGTCATACGTGCATACTGCTGTGTGACCTTATCAATGAACCTTTCTGGAGGTATTGGTTGGTTCCATGTCTCAATATCGGTAACTAATTCATAAGATTCTGTCTTTTTGTTCCATCTGAATCCAATATCATCACTAATAGCAACATCAACATTCCATTGTTTATGCTCATGGTCTAAAGGATTCTCTAATTTAACGTCTTGAACGACATTATACTGTAAAAGTTCTAATGCTTCTACAAGTTCTGGTTTATTTTTAATTTTTGTTTTAATTGTACTAAAATGAGACATTGTTAGTGTTAATTGTAATATCTTGGTTTAAATTGGGTTCTTTATAATAATCAATAGTATAAGTTCTTTTATCCAAGTCACCTAGACTAATTTCCATGTCTTCTGTTAGTTTTATACATGCATCTCCTGCGACGTTAATAACTTCCTGAGTTACATTACCATCTTGTTTAATGGTATATTTAATCGTTTCTTGTGGCATGACTTTAATTTTTAGGTTTTATCGACGGTAATATGAGAGTCTTCTACAATTTTTACCTTGTAGATACTTTTATCCCAAGCATGTTGTGTTTTACGGGCAAACCGATAATCTAGCTTCTTTTTGCCCCAATATAGACCAATTAACCATAAGGTGAAGATAAAACCCTCAACCCATGTCAATTCAGTCCAAATTTTGTAAACCCATTCCATAATATTTACTCGTTGTGATATTTAGCCCTGTCCTCTATATCTTTTACGAGCCGAGTTACGGGACGTAGCGGAGTATTTTGAGTGTTTTCCTCTTCCTTGACGAGTTTTTTTCGGTGTTGACTCAAGTTGTTGAGTTCCCCATGCACCAGTTTTTGCTTTAGCCATTGTTTAGTCTGTTTCTTGTGTAATTTCAGTGGTGAGTTCATCAGGTTTGGGTGATCCAGTCTGATAGAACTCTATAGATAGGTCTTCCATACGCTCAAAGTACTCAAATTGCGATAAATCAGAAAATAAAGGATACCCATTTAATAGAATAGAGTACTTATCAGCCATTAGATCACCCTTGTTTTCTCATGACCAACTCTTACACGAGGGTCGCACCAGATTTCAAACCCTGCTTCTTTCGCATCAAGGCAGAAAGATACGTCTTCGCCACACATATCCTGCACTTCTCCTGACTCGAATACCTGCATTTTAGGTGCGAACCAAGGGTAAGGCATCTGTTTGTGTTCAAAAACGCCCTTTTTAATCAATAACCAACCGAAACCTGTATAATCAACGGTGAAAGGCTTCTTACGCTTAGAAATACTTTCAATAGTTTCATGATTCATAACACCACCACTATTACGGAAGTCTTCTTCTTCTAACCAGTGAGCAACCGAGGTGGTTTTACCATCTTCGGTACAGTACCAACCAGCAGCAATATCTTGATCCATCAGTACAATTTGATAGAACTTCTCGGTATTGAATACAATATCACTATCAATCCATAGTTGATAATCATAAGGTAACTTACCATCCCAAGGTAATTGATCAGGTCCACGAAGAACATTCGCACCAAGACACTTACATCTTGCGAAGTTCACCATAGAACTATAATCCTGAGATATCTGTATACTTGATCCGTTCTGTACTAAGTCAAAACATAATTGTACAAAACTCTTTAAGAATGTGTATGATACTCCTCTACCAGGTAGACAGAAAACTACAGTCTTCCCTCTAACTAATTCTTTTGCTTTATCATAATCCCATTCAGGTGCATCACTCTTTTTCGGAGTTTTTGCTTTAACCGTAAATCCTTTGGCCATAATAACTTGTAATTACTATTCTATATTACATCAGATTATGTATATTGTCAATATGAAGGTTCTAAGTCCAACTCTTTAGTATTATCCGTATCTTCTATTAGTGAATATGATAAATCTTCTCTATAATAT